GCTGCGTTTGTGGTGGTCTCGCAGACACAATCCTCCAAACCCATTACCAAAAACAAAGACCCTTTTGTAATAATTGTAAACCTAAATAACTATGGAACACCCCGAACTCGTAAAACGTTTATTCAAACCCGGCGAAGACATCCTGCAATCCCTCGGGCCACTTGATTGTCAACTCCTACATGCTGTCCTTCTCATCAGTGGAGAAGCGGGCGAACTCCTAGACTCCCTCAAAAAAGCAATCATCTACCGCCAGCCCATTGACCTTGTCCATGTTCGTGAGGAACTTGGAGATATTGAATTTGGTCTCGAAGCCCTGCGTCAATGTCTTAATATCGACCGCGATGAAACCATTGAACACAACATTATCAAACTACAAACCCGATACGGCTCTACCTACTCCGACAAAAGCGCCCAAGAGAGAAAGGATAAACAATGACTAATTTTCTAACCATCGACCGTGACCACTGGCTCTTCTCCTACATTGTGGGAGTTAGCATCGATGACCAAACCATCACTCTTCACGGTGCAAGGGACAACCAACACCTCTATGACTATCCTTCCGCTGAGTTAGCAGAGAATGAATACCTAAAACTCAAACAACAACTGGAGGCTTGGCACTTGAAACAAGATTCCATGCTAGCTCGATTCTAGCTTGGCCGAATTAAAATCTATCAGCATCCGATTCTGCCCTAAAGGCTTGGCCTTGCGCCCTTTCCGGCCCGGCAATCCGCCCTATTTTAGCCTTGGCAATCGGCCAAAAATCCCCTATCCTATCTCGCATGACAACTCCTACCTTCCACTCCATTCCCTTAGCCGAAATCAAAGTAATCGACCGTCAACGACTCGACTATGGTGACCTTGATGCCCTTTGCGACAGTCTATCCAAACTCGGCCAAATCCAACCCATCCTGCTCGACGACTCCAACCGTCTCATCGCCGGTGGCCGACGCTTTGCTGCCGCAACCAAGCTAGGTTGGACCACCATCCAAGCGGTCAAACGTTCTGCCCTCACCGAAGATGAACTCTTCATGCTCGAACTCGAAGAGAACATCCAACGCAAGGACATGACGTGGCAGGAGAAATGTTTGAACATCAAAACAATCCACGATAAGAAAGTTCAACTCAAAGCCATCGACTCCCAGAGTTGGGGCCAACGCGAGACCGGCGCGATGCTCAACGAGTCTGCGGCCAACATTAACTTCAACCTCAAAATCGCAAAGCTACTCCTAAAGGAACTTGATGAAAACAAAAAGCCCCTCCCGACCGCTCGCTTCTGGAACTGTGGTTCTCTCGCGGACGCGCTCCGGTTACAAATGCGTGACGAAGAAGATGCGCTTCGTGCCGAGCTTCTCAAACGCCAGCAAGCCAATGTATCAAGCGAGACCATCTTTGAAGAAGAGCTAGTCGGACTAGAGGAATTCGAGAACGCGCCAACCTCTTTGCCCGGTGTTGAAGCCAATGTCCTAGACCACGCAAAAGAGCAGGCCCGCACCCGTTACCTCTCTAACCCACTCAACCCACCTGATAAGTTCGACGAATATTATCAGTCCCGTTTAGCCGCTAAACAGAGCCAAAAGGTTATCCATCTATCAGGCCGCCTCCATAACCGCGACTGTATCGACTTCATGCTGGAAAATCAAGAGCGGTTCGACCACATTATCACCGACATCCCCTACGGTATCGACCTGGAAATGCTCAACCAATCCAACATCCACGGCGGAATGAAGAACATTGATACTGTTGAAGACCTCCACGACGTTTCCTATAACGAATCCTTAATGGAGAAGTTCTTCTCCGCAGGATTCCATTGCCTAAAAGATCACAGTTTCCTCATCACTTGGTGCGACCAATCTCAATGGCAATTCATGTTTGAACTCGCAACCGAGGCTGGCTTCGCTGTGCAGAAGTGGCCAATCATTTGGTCCAAAACCTACCAATGCATGAACAACTGCATTGGTTACAACTTCACCAAGGATTTTGAAATCGCTATGATCTGCCGTAAAAAAGGCGCAACCATCCAGTCTCAACCTCAAACCTCCATCATCACCGCTGGCCGTGATGAGTTACAGAACGACCTCGGTCATCCCTTTTCTAAACCATTCGCCATCTGGGAGTTCCTTGCTCGCTCAGTTGCATTGCCCGGTCAATCAATCCTCGACCCTTTCGCTGGCCGTGGCTCCGGCGTCATCTCCTTCCTTCGTATGGGCTACAACGCTTTCGGTGTTGAGCTTGACCCTAACCACTACGCTGCCCTCTATGAGAACGTCAAACAGCACCACTATCTTAAGCTTGACTCATCTCTCCAATTTACCTGACATTGGATATGAACCGTTAGAAGCAAAGGTTGGAGATTATGTTTACGCTAGTTCCTTTTCTCCGTATTATTGGACACTAGGTGAATGTAGAGTGCCTAGGCCACGTCCGCCTATTGCCTGGTCCAACTTCGACAACCCGACAACAGAAAGTTTTACCACTATCTCTTTCAGGCCAACCATAATTGGCTACGATAAAACGGCCATCCGAACCTTCAAACGAATTTCATGAAACAAACCATCCCAATCTGGCACGACTCTCAACTCTACGAAGTCACCTTTGCCGGAACCATGGTCTACCTCATCCAACGTTTCTCCGACGCAAATAGCGTCGGTCGTGTGGTTGGTTTCTCCAACCTCCCGGATGAAGTCAAGCACAAGATAGTAAACAAAATCAAATCCATTAACAAAAAGAAAGCCCTTGTTGTAACTAAGTTCCTTGTAGTCATGGCCCTGTTTTGTCTACTCGGCACATTCATCTGGTTCCTTTTATTCAAACTCCTAATAAACCTATGGCAATAAAACTCCCCTGCTACCTGCAACAGCACAACTCCAACGTTGACCTCTTCGACTCCACTGGTGAATATATTGGCACATTCAAAGACTGGCAACAGGCTGAACAGGTTCTTTTTCTACTGAACGAAAGCCAGCCCCTTATCAGCGAATTGGAAAACAAAGTCGCTGACAATGTAATCGAAGTCGAGGAACTTAATACCAAAATCAGCGACCTAGAAGACGATATTAGCAAACTTCAATCACGCTAACCATGCCCCGCGACGCATTCTCTGCCTTCGACTCCGACCCTCTTGACCAACCAGCCAGTGCCATCATCGACCTCTCCAGCAAGGTTGTCCCCAACCAACACCCAACCATCCCGCCCTCCACCTTCCGTCTTGCCATCATCGGTTCTCACCCAACCGAGGACGACATCTCCATAGGCAAACCCTTCAGCGGCATGGCCGGTCGCCTGTTGGACCAACTCCTATCCAAACACGGCATCCCGAGGATGCAGTGTCTCGTTGCTAACCTAACCCAATCTCCCGACTCAACCGACCATGCCCAACTTTCCCTTGACCTAGCTCAATTCAAACCAAACCTTTGTTTGCTCCTTGGCTCTGAACCATTCAAAGCAGCCCACGGCTACGGCTCTATCTTCGACTGGAGAGGGTCGCTCTTTATTGGCAAACAAGACTCTCCTTTTGCCAACCTCAAATGTCTAGGCATCCTTGACCCATCCTTCGTTCTCCGTCAATGGGACGGCTTCCCCCTACTATCTCTCGACCTTCGTCGAGCCAAGCACCAATCAACCTTCCCCGACCTCCGCTTACCTCTGCGCCAACTCTATGCCACCCTTCCCTATACGAATACTATTGTTGCTCTTGACCAAATTGTCAATTCGCGCGCTCCAGTTAGCTGTGACATTGAAGGTGGTGTTCGAGACGTTTCTTGCATTGGATTCGCCACTTCAAAAGCAACTGGCTTTGTTGTTCCTTTTACTCTTCTCAACGGAGATAGCTATTGGCCAATTGACCAAGAGGCTGAACTCTGGCGACGAGTAGCATTTATCCTAGCCTCACCACATATTAAAAAGGTCTGGCAGAACGGTCTCTACGACCGTTTTGTTTTGCAGTGGGCACACAATCTTGTCATCCGCAACTCAGCGGACGACACAATGATTAAACACTGGTCCCTCTACTGCGAGATGGAAAAATCCCTCGGCTTCCAGTGCTCCATCTATACCGACGAGCCCTTCTATAAGTTCGAGCGCAAGACCGAGGACCAAGAAACCTACTACAAATACTGCGCCAAAGACGCAGCCGTTACCTACGAGATAAACCAAACCCTCGATGGCTGCCTCACCCCTCCGCAAAAAGAACACTACCAATTCAACCTCGTCGCCCTCAACGTTCTCCTATACATGGAACTACGAGGAATCAAATATGACCAAGAAGAAGCCAACAAACGTCTCGCAGAAATGCAAGACCATGTCTATACCCAGCAAGCCTTGCTCGACCAAGAAGCCTCCAAGGTCGGTGCCCTCCCTGACCCAGTTGATTTTGGTAGCGGAGTTCCTGCTATCATTGCAAGGATACAGCAATCCTGCTGCTACAAGAAAGACCAGACAATCCCTAAAAAAGACTACGCCGAAGACTACTTCTCCATCCTCAAAAAACTCCAAGAAACAACCGAGCTAACCCCTCAACTCAAGGGAGAAATCTCTGCCTTGGTTGGTGCATCCATGAACACCAAAGGACCGGGCTTTAAGGACTTTCTATACAAGCACCTTGGTCTCCCGGTTCAATACAAGAAAGACCTCAAGACAAAGGAGATGCGTCCAACCACCGACTACAACGCTCTCCTTCACCTTGCAAAGGACTCCGACCACCCAGCCTTGCAAGCAGCGTTAGAGTTGTCCCGTTTCCGAACCCGCGCTCAGATGCTTGCTATCCGGTCCTACAAAGGCCGGATGCACTGTTCCTACAATCTCGTTGGCTCCGAGACCGGTCGCGTCACCAGTAGCAAATCCATGATTTATGTCGGCGGTAAAAACCGCGTCGGCGCAAACATGCAGACCGTCCCCGACGATTGGGAAATCTTTGACGAGAACCACCCTGTTCGTCAAGGGATGAGGGACCTGCTTGTTGCCGACCCCGGTTGCTACCTCGCCAAAGCCGACCTCAAGGGTGCAGATGGTTGGACCATCGGTGCTTATATGGCTATGCTGGGTGACCGGACAATGCTTGATGACTTGCTGTATGGAATCAAGCCCGCTCAGGTGGTCGCCTACATCCTAATCCACGGAGCGGATGCTTACCACAAAGTAGCCAACAATCGAGCCGCTCTAGCCGAAGCTGTCCAGTGTGTCAAGAAAGACATGTGGCAATACTTCGTTTCCAAAATCGGTATTTGGGGAACCTTCTACACCATGGGACCAGTCTCCCTTGCTCGTAATGTCTTCATCCAAAGTGAAGGGGCCGTTGTCCTGTCGTCTGCTCAATCCAAAACCTTCCAACAATGCATCCTCGTTCGTTATCGTGCCCGCCTATGGCAAGACTGGATGCAGAACTACCTTGCCAAACAACCCTACCCCGCTCAACTAGTCGCTCCTAATGGCCATATCCGTAAATTCTTTGGTCGGAAAACCGAAGTTCTCGGTCAAGCCCTTGCTCATTTACCTCAAGTTGTTACAACATATGCTACCCTACTCGCAGCCAACAAACTTTGGACAGACCTAGAAAACAGAACCACAGACCCTTGTTTATCACCAGCCGGATTGGCCCTCATCAATCGAGGAACTACACCAGTTGCTGGCCGAACCTACCTCCGAATCGAACCTCTCCACCAAGTCCACGACGAACTCCTTATGCAATTCAGAATCGAAGATACCGCTTGGGCTACTGCTAAAATTAAATCCTACTTTAATAACCCAATGATAGTCGCCAACCAAAAACTAACCATCCCCTACGACGGCGCATACGGGACCGCATGGTCCATGGACTCCACCCACAAGAAAGGAACCCTATGACCCGTGCAACCCTCCGACTCGGTCCAAAGGAACAGCCCAACGGCGAAGCTATCGTCGAAATCCTTTTCCTCTATCCCGACCCACCCACTCGTTACCGTGTTCGCAGTCTCTTCACCAAAATCGAATACACCGCTTTCCCTCACCAACTCACAAACATCGTTGAAGTAAAAGGTTCCTAACAAATGGAATTCATTAGCCGTTACCTTAAAGCCAACGAAGGCACCGCTGTTCCCACCCTCTACCACGCTTGGGCAGCGGTCTCCCTCATTAACATGATCCTTGCTCGACGTGTTTACGTCGACCATGGTTACTTCCAAATCCGACCAATGATGTATATGCTTTTTGTTGGTGCCCCTTCCATCAAAAAGACCACGGCCCTTGTTGCCCAATCCACCATGTTTCAAGAGGTCTGGCCCGACCACCCCCTTGGCGCATCTATCACCACCCGTGAAGATATTGTCAAACGCATGTCCTCCGATGAATGTCTTCGCACCTACACCGACGAACTCGGCTCCGTTATCTCCTACAAACCCTTCTACCTCTTTGTCGACGAATTCGCAAACTTCCTTTCCTTCAACCCCGTCGGGATGGTTCAATTCCTCACCGGCATCTACGACACAAAGTTCTTTGATTCCTCAACCATTGTCCGTGGCAAAGAACCCATCCTCAACCCATGTCTAAACTTCGTTGGCTGCACCACCCCCAAAGACATCCATGAGAAATTCAAATCATCTCTTGTTGGTGGCGGGTTTAGTCGCCGGATGATTCTTATCCACGAACCGGTCACTCCCGCCCGCGTTGCTTTTCCGTTTCGCTCCCAAGAATCAATCGAGGCATGGGACTGGTGCATTGCCCATCTCCGTAAAATCTCAACCATTGCCTCCCCTGTTATATGGGACCCAACCGGTCGCGCCTTCTTCCGTGACTGGTATGAACAAATCAAAATCCCCGAAGACCCAATCCTCGAAGGCTACTATGGTTCCAAAGACATCATCATGCAAAAGATTGCTATTGCACTATGCGCTTCTCAGGAAGAACCCAATTTCGTATTCACTAAACCTATCCTTGAAGCTGCTATTGCTATGCTTGAGTCGAATGAAGAAAACCTCCCCTCTTTAACGGTCGCCGCTGGTCGTAATGAACTCGCAGCCTACCAACACCTTCTTTTGGTCAACCTCTCATCCAACTCTGGCATGATGACCGAGAAGCGTTTCCACATGATGGCTTCCTCGAATATGACCGAGTCCGAATACATCTCCGTTAAGAACTTCCTAAAAACAACCGACCAAATTTATGAAGTCCTCGCCGAGGTCAAAGGCAAAAATGAAGTCGTAATTGTCAACAAAGCCCGCTACGACGAGATAAAGAAAAAGGGCGAGGTATGAATCCCTCGCCCAGCTACCAAACCCCAACCCTATTCTGGCTTATCTTTGTGAGCTTACTTCTCCTTTTGCGCGGGTGTTGATCATAGCCTTAGTCTTAGTCCATGTAGCCTGTCCAACGCTTTGAGTGATATTCTCAAAGCTTTTTTCGTTTAGACTCAGCCCGCTTCGCTTCACGTTCTGTAATCGCTTATCCAACTCTTTAGCATAAGCTTCAAGGAAAAATACTTGTTCCTCCTTGTTTAACTTCAAAGGCTTTGCGTTCTTTGTTTGCGAAGCGATAATGTTTGGCACTCCCAACTTTGCATTCTCCAACATTGCCCGGCTCTCAGGACTAAGCAACCCCATAACCTTCTCAGCACGTTTCTTTGGTGCCTCAAGGGAATAAAGGCTCGGGCCTTCCTTTTCCTCCCCAGCTAGTGCTAGTTCCGCCATTGCACCAGCCTTCCTTCTTTGCGTAACGTTGAGCTTGTCAATCGGAGCCTTATAAACCTGCTGCGCATACTCCTTCTCCAACCTCTTCTGCCTAGCTCCACGGCTTTCGATTGAAGTGCTAAACCCAATCCCGCTCCCCACCGCAGCAACCGCTCCAGCCTTACTAGTCACCCCTTCCTCCAACACCGGATTCAAAACAATCGGCAGCAACTCTTCAGAGATTAACTCAAGCGCAGGTTTCTTCTGCCCCTTATAGTTCTCCCCTGTAATAATCTTCTGCACCACATTCCACCAAGGACTCAACCTAGCCGACACAAACCGGATGCCCGGATTATCCCCACCCAGCAAAGCTCCTTCCTTTTCTCCAGTCGCAATCGCCCCCATCGCCCCAGCCGCACGAGCGAGGCTCAAGAAGATATTACCATAGCTCATCTCCACCACCTTATCATCAGCGCTACCTTCCAGCCCACCCTCTTTCCCCATTGGAACCTTAACAGGTAGCTTCAAAAACTGTGGCTTAGTCGGATTCAACCTATCTTTCATCTCATCTTCATCCATCAATCCCAGCTTAACCATCGACATATACAGGACACCAAACTGTATCATGATGGCCGCTCCGAGTCCAACCACAGCGCGCCTTGCCACATAGCCAGCGGGGTTGTTTTTCAACCCTTCTGTTCCAAGGTTCGCAAGAATGTTAGCGGTAGCCCTCAGATAGTTTGGCGCATTGAAAGCCAACTTCTCAATGATAGCCCTCGTATCGCTAACACCAATTCCCTTAGCCGGTGCCGAATAAACAGCATTCCCAATCGCCTCAACAAGCTCAGCCTCGCTCCAACCTTGTTTCTTCATTACAGGTTCAAGCGACTTATACAGTTCAATCTTCGCTGTGTCAAGGGCAACCTGCATCGCTCGACCACTAGCCTTGATTGGTCGAATCTTATCCACGATTCCCTCGCGTTCAGCCCCGCCAATGAACTCCCACAGGTTCCCAATCCCGCCACCATTTTGCACAATCCGTTGTGCCGCTTTAAGGTTCACAGGTTTAGCAAGATACTCCGACAAAGCATTCTCATTAACTAACGCCTTGAACCCTTGCTTGGCTGCTGTGCCCCAACCAACAGGGTTCATAACCAAGGTTGGCAACAGCTGATTAAACAAATAACTAACATCCGCTGTGAACTTAACCTTCTTATAGTTCTGCACCCCACGAGCAATCTTTTCAAATTGGTGGGATGGTCTATCCAAACTTTTATTGATCGCTTGATAACCAGCGTCTGAGAAGTAACGTCCCCGGAAAGCCGGATGGTAGGTCAACGCGTTCTCCATGAACTTGTGTTCGCTCTCACTCAGCTTTTCAAGGTGCGTAGCCAACCTCTCGTCAGCAATAGCCCTATAATAGTTCTGCAAGTAATCCGAAACCCTACCATAGAAGGACGGCTCATACCTAATCCCACTTTCATAGCCCATCTGTTCAGTCGGAAACTTCCTTCCCTTTTGAAAAAACCTCTCCGAGCCAATTGCCCGTTTACCCGGCATGGCTTCCATCTTCTTATCAACCTTCCCAATGGCCGGACGAGGAAAATATGGTTCACTAAGGTCAATCGAATCCTTATCAGACTCAAGAAACCCTTTAACATTTTCCTTGGTCAACTCAACCCCCGTATCCCTAAGTGCCCGCTTTGCAAACTCAACCGCCTGCTTCTGCTGCGGGGTCAAAGGTTGTGAACCCGGCTTGGCAATCTCACGCTCAAACACGTCGCCCATGAACCCACGGCTGCCATCAGCAAGGGCAATCTTACCATCCTTCTCGTCGGCCACAATATCACCAAGTCGTTTACGGCTTTCAGCCCACAAGGTAGCCATCTTCCTACCCGTATCAACCTGCGAGTGCCACGCTACAAGGGCTTGAGCAACCTCATTCCCAACTGCTTTCCGGCGAGGGTCGAGCAAGCCACCAATTGTCTTGCCCAACTTCCCAGCCCCTTGAACCTTATTCGCTCGGGCAAATTCTTTCTCGTAGGTATCGAGCTTCTGCAATCCACCCACTACACGTTCGGGCTTCCCACCCTTCCCCTTGCTAAACGTATCACGCCAAAAATCAGGATCAAAAAAGAACGCTCCACCGTAGAGCTTTGTTCCCCTAGTTTCCGGCCTATCCTTCTCATAGAGAGACGCTTTCTGCGCTGGCACTTTGTCTAGTGGATACATCAAACCAGACACATCCGTCTTTGGTGTGCCGTCAGAATTGCGAAAGATGAGGTTGGAGCGGAGTTTTTGTGCTGTTTCTTCTTTTATTAGTCTATCACCAGTTTGACGCGATATGTCACCACGCTCTACCATTTGTTCAATTTCGTTACGCCTATCTCGCCCATGCGGTGCGTCAAACGCATTCTTATGCTCCCCTAAACTCACTCTTTCTCCCTTAACTCCTGTAAGTTCTTCTGCAATCTTTGGAAGGATGGTGTCGTAGTTGAGACGCATACCACTTTCTTGAGCAGGTCTATTTTCTTGTAGCTTCGTTATTTCTTGCAGCCCTACACCTTTTTCGTTGTTCGGACTTACGCGCATTTGATACAGTTTACCATCTTCTCTTTGGTAAATTGGCCCACTATGTCTTCCTTCATTTATTTCTACACCATAGCGTTTATATCCATGAGTATTTATGTATTCGTTCATGGTTGCTAGGTCTTTGAAGGGTATAACATCACTACCATGTTCTAGCACACTGTAGCCACTTACATTTATATCATGCCCCTCCGTCATCATTGCACTCTCCGCATCACTCACCACAATATGCGTAGCACCCTCTTTACGGGCTTGGTCAATCGCGGCTTTGAGGATTAGACGGTTGTAGTCGCGGAGGAGGGGGTGGTCATCCTTAGCTTGCTTTTCTACCATATCACGTTTATACCCACTAGCATCAGCTTCTCCAGAGTCCAGTCGTTTGAGTAGTTCACTAGATTGCTTTATACGTTCTCTATTAGACTGCCCCCACCTACTCTGTGCCTCAGCTATCACCGCTATCTTCTCCCCCTTAGGTCCATCCTTATACTGTATCATCGCCCATCCGAGAGTGTTGGGGAGGTTTTCGTGGAGGTTGTCTTGCTTCCATTTAGCTATTGGGAAGGTTTCAGTTCCGCCATATGCAGTTCTCCACGGTTTTAGTTCTGGATATTCTTGCTCTAGCCTTTCTTTGTTTTCTACGGCTATTTCATGGTCAGGGTATTGACCATACTGTTTACCATCTTTATCTATTACTTTATACCCCTCTTTATATTCTTGTGGTATCACCACATCCACTCTCTGCACATTCTTCCCGCTCTTCGTCTTCGTCCACTCTGGCATTGGTTCCTTTGTGGAGAATGCAGAGACTGTGTCGTAGGCGGAAGTTGCGCGGGGGCCAGTAACACGTTCCTTACTTGTTATGCTTGCTAATTCAACGTAACGTTTAAGCTTTGTCTGGTCAATCCCAGTAATCTCTGACTTAACAGACAATGGCAAGCCATCAAAAGGATCAATCGAACCTAGTTCCGCGCGACCTTTGATAAAGTTAATCGCATTCTTTCTACGATTATCAAGCGTATCATACCAAGAATGAGTAAGGTCGTCGAATTCTTTTTTGAATTCACTCACCTTCCCTTCCATCCCATAGACAGCAGTCTCCACCCTTTCCCCACCTTCCTGCATCAACTCAGCAGCCTTCTCGGGACTAATCTTTCCACTGTTACGAATCTTCTCCGCAACTCCACTCTTCTCATACCCCTCCACCTCAGTCTTACTAATCCTATTCCTAACCCTATTCCACAACTGCGCACTATCAACCTCTTTGGTCGGATTAGTAAACCCACCAGCTTTAGGGTCAAGCACCAAGCGTGGACCATCAAGAGCAAAATCTCCACGTTGTTCTTCTTCCTTTTTCTTGAACCTTTCCCGCAATCCTTCAAAAGGGTTAAGAATCGAACCCGCTTCCTTGTTCTTTTCCACTGCTTCTTTAAGCTTCATGCCCTGAACTGGGCCACCGTCAAACGGTTCTTTCAGATGCCCCCAACCCTCAAAACGATAAAAAATATCTCCACGACGAAAGTCGTATTTCTTACCTTTAGTAACAGTAATTGATTCTAACTGTTTTGCCGTATATGGTTTTACAATTCCAGTGGAAATTTGATAGTCCTCAAGCTCTTTTTTGAACTCACTTGACCAGTGACTTTTATCGGTGTAGTCTTCCAGTAGTCTTCGTATCGCATCGTTACGAGAAAGCGTCTCACCAGGGTCGGCGTCTTCATCAAACGTCTGACGCATGTAGTTAATCTCGTCTTCTAGTTTTTTGGAAAACCTTTTCTCATTTCCTTCTGGAAAAACGGCACCTGTTTCACCCCTCTGCTTGGCGGCTTTTTCTTGCGCTTCCTTAACCTTCATTCCCCCACTCTTAGGCATTCCCTCTGGTATCTCAAACCCAGCCGCCTTCAAGCTCATCTCACTAACCGTGCTCCCCTTAGCCAGTTTCCCAACCGTCTCAGTCATGTTATACAAATGGAAGTCAGGAATTCCAGCTTCCGGCACGCCCGGTTGAATCCCTTTATACACAAAAGGAACGGGCTTCTGCTCTGCCACTGGCTCAACAGGCAAAGCCGCTGGCTGGTCCTGTTTAGTCGCTAAACGAGATTCTTGGTCTTGTAATTCGGCAGCCAGCCTTCTAGACGGCACGCCAGAATCTTTTGTAGCTAATTCACTTTGACTAAGCACTTCACCCGGCTTATATGGCATAGGCCCGGCTGGTGGAAATTGGCTCTCACGTTCACGAGGGACGAATGCCTGTCCCGGCTCAACCTTCACATCCAACGGCACTGGCCGAGGTCCGTAAACCATCGGGGCTTGTGTTTGTTGTCCACCAAGCAAAACAGGAGCTTCCTGCGACGGCCTCTTTTCATTACTAATCAACCTTCCCATCGCTTCTTCAACGCTCTGTCTAACCACCGTGCGAAGGTCCTCAGGCTGTGGAACTTGCATTGGTTCCCTCTCACGTCCCAAGCGATACGTTGCCGGATCAACCGGCTCCTGTGACCTAATAACCTGTCCAAACGGCTGTGGATTATTCCTCTCCGCAAGTGTGCTCGCACTAGTCAATGGAATCTGTGTCGGTCCTTCAACATCAATAGTCAAAGGTTCCCCTTGGCCCAACCTTCTACCCGGAGCTACCTGCCTCGGTGGGGCTGGCGGCAAGACATCGGGTTCAATAATATACGGACCAAAATCCGACGGTCGCGCACCCTGTCCAGTTCTCGGCTGCTCCGCGTGCTTCGCCATTAACAAAGGAAACACAAGCGAACTCAAAAGATTCAACCCACCCTCTGTCGCCTGTGCTGGATTCTGCGCTTGCAACAACTGTTCCGTTGTCTGTGGAATAGAACTAACCATTGGCGGAATAAATGTCGCCGCAGGTAGTGCCCTATTAATTCCACCGCTCATTAGCCCAGCCAACCCATGAGGACTAGACATTCCCGACACCATTCCCGCAGTAAAGTTCTGCACACCAGCCATTGTACTATCTGGCCGGTTGGGCGCAATCATGCTATACTTCAACGCTTCTTTAACCAGCTCAGCCGGGATGGTTGGAGCGTGAATGAGGTCAGGATTATTCGGCGACGCTGCACTAAGAATCGCCGACACCGGGTCCATCTTACTCGCCACATAGGTTGGCCAATAAGCCGCGTCAGCCACCTTATCCAAGGTAGACATCTGCTCAACTGGTCTCGCCGCCTGTGCCGCTTCAACCTCTTTTGTAACCTGAGCACGAGTTTTCTTAACCTTCGGCGTGGCGAAATCCTCCCACGGTCCCTTCTCCACAGTGGCCGTGCTGTTAGTTTGAAAATCTTCCCAAGGAAAGTCAGCCATAATTATTGAACCTTTTCCCAATTGTTCTTGTCCGCAGGATTGCCGCCCTTAAAGTTATAACCCTTTCGTACCTCTCCAACGGCCGGACCGCCACTTGCAGGAGCATTGGTCTGTCCCTTCTGCAACCTCTGTGTCAAGCCTTGTGTAACCAAGCCCTTTAACTGATTAGCAATGTTTGCCTGCGATTGCAACTCAGCAGGAACCTCCTCACCATCACTCTGCATCTGAGCAATCAATGCCTGAAACTTCGCCGCGTCATTAAACACAGGCCCAACAATCCCACCAAAAGCCCCCTCATTCGGTTGCCTATCTTGTGTAACAGTCTGCGCACCAGTTGCTCTATCAGTCAACGTATATCCCGGCGGAGTAGCCAAGGTGCCAAAGTTCATCGGTTGTCCACTAGCTGCGTTCAATGGTATCTCATTAACATTAACCGAAGCGGGAATTCTTGTGTCAGTTGCCATTAGCGCGCGCAAGCGTGGATCACCAAAGCTCGCAAGCTGCGATAAATTTTGTGGAGCAAACCTCAACCCAGCCCCGGCCATCTGTCCTGCCTGACCAGCCGCGATTGCTTCCAAGCTCGGTGCATGCAAAGGTGTAACGCCTTGTTGAGCCTTGACCAAATTCTCAATCGTAGTTCCAAAAGAAGAAGCCAAGTCCTGTCCAACCTGAATCTCATCAGCCTTCTTCTTTGTCAAAGCTTCGTCGGCTTGAGCAAGGGCACTCTGTGCCTTATACAGCGCGCCCCTCTCACGGTTCTGCTCCCTTTCCATCTCCAACTTCTGACGGTTCAAATCATACTCATACCCTGCCCTTGCCATACCAGCCCGATTCTGTGCCAACTGCAAAAGCACATTCCCAGCCGCGCTGCCCAACCTGTCAAACCCTTGACTCGCTTCACCCCAAGGTGTATAATAATCAGCCATAATTAACTCCACATCTGTTGACCGTCGTTGGTATTGATTTGACCTTCTTGTGGGGTGTAGTCATAACCCTTGTTGTAATCAGTTGCCACGTTTGGATTCTGTTTCGCATACGCTGCGTAGCTCGACCCAGCCCCACCGACCGACCCTAGAAAAGCCCCAAAAGCCCCCAGTTCATCCTGACTATGCTGCGCATCGCTCAACCTACTAGGAAATATCTGCGCCTCTCCACCAGAGAAACTACTAATCTTATTCAACTTCTCCTGCAACCTCAACCTCTTAATCATTTGATTCAGTTGCCAATCGCTATAAGCACCCAAGTTAGCCCTAGCACTACCAGACATGCCAATAGCCATTTGGTCTCTCTGCGACGGGCCGCTTCCAGTTGTGTCAAACTTTCTCTGATTCGCATCTTGATATTTTCCTTCTCTTTTTGCAGTGTTGTCGGCGATAGACTCTCTAGCACTCTCCACCCCTTGTGTTGGGATAGTGGCACCGAGTTCCGAGAAACCCTCGTTACGATATTTTCCTTGCCGACGTATTTCTCTTGCAGTTTCATCGCGCATCTCCTGTGCTGCCCGACTAGCCGCAACGCTCTCTATCACCCCTCCTGCAATTTGCAGGGCTTGCATGTATCCGGCGGCACTCATTTAGTTAATCGGAGCAACGTATGATTGAGGTTGGTTTTGTTGGTCTTGACCGCCATAGACTTGGGCCTGTTTATTGTAGCCTTGGATTGCTTGGTTTGTGGCGTAAGTGTTTGCAATGTTAGCGAAGGCGTTTATGATTGGTGCAAAGGAACTCGGGCGTCGGAAGTTTTGACTTGTAGCAATCGCGCTGGCTACTGCTTTGCTTGGGTCTGTGGATTGATACAACTGTTGCAGTTGCGCTTGTCTCGCATTCTCAAGGTCCATTCTTAGCTTCGAACTCTGGTCAATCGCATTATCCACAACCGCTTGTCGGGCACCGGCGCTTGTGCGTTCGAGATTGCTTTGTGCTTTAGTGTCCAAGGAAGAACCAATCTGCCCTCGGTTGGCCAATCCATATAAGGTGGCAGCCTTGGCATCCCTATACTGCTGCGCAACCTGTGGCATAGCAAAGTCAGTATAAGCTTTTTCACGTTCGTTGTAGAACTTATCTGTATAACCTTCAAAGGTTTTAGTCTCCGGGGCATTAAAATACAAACCCCTTTTCAAGCTTTTTGAACTAGGATTAGCCACGGCCATAAACTGCCCTTGACCGTTTTGCTTAAAGTAAGAAGTTGGTGTAGCTGGTGCTCTAAATTCCTGTCCAAAGTCCCTTTGACCGGGAGGGGCATACATACTTCCACCATTTGGCCGCGCAGCCACTCTTCCCAACCCTCCACCATTTTTACCAATCGGTCCTCTGTAATCCGCAAGCGAGTAAAAAGGTGCGCTCCCACCTTCAAAAGCTGCGTTGATTTGTTGCTCACCGAGGTTAATCAAACCTTGTCGACGCTTCTCATTCATCTTATACAGCTTAGTAACCGATCCTCCATTTGGCTGTATAACGTTATGGGTAAGGGTGCTGGTAAAACTCATAGTTATTTTTCGTTGGAAGGTTGGAAAATCACGGCCGCCGAACAAAGTTTTGCAGGAAACGAAGAAGGAGCATAATAACCAGTTGCAATCGAAACAAAGGTTATTCTAACATGCGAGCAATTTCCACTAACAGCATACCTACGTAGCCCAACTGTCGAAGATGTTTCAGCTTGTGGAACTCCAGCCGTTGGGGTCGTGCAAACAAGCACATCAACAGGGTTCATCGGATTAGTCGCAACGAGCACTGCCCATTGCCCAACACAGTTAATTTCGATAGCTTGAAGTTGAACTTGTTTTCCGCCATTCAAGGCCAACCAAGGAGTAATAACAGTAGCCTTGGAACGATCATCAGTGCCAACTGCTATACCATCTTCATAACCAAATTGTCGATAAATATAATTATCACTAGCATAAGCATAAACAGAAGCCTCTTGTGTTATTAACTTTGTCGGTGTAAACGTAACAATAGGTACAATGCTATCGGTTACCGTCTCTCCAACCGTTCCATTTATTGTAACTGTTGCTCCTTGCGCCGTAAAGTGAGTTTCATAATTAAGCGTTTCTGTTCCATTGACCAGTGAAATTGAAGTAGCTCCGCTTCCACGAACCCAAGCGTAAACTACGCCTATGGTAGTAGCAATAGTGCTTTGACCAGAACCATTAAACACCCCAGCCCCGCTGACGGCCCCGGCTGTATTAGTGTAGTCCGCTGTGAACCTACTCCATGCACTTATTTTCGAGGTTGGATACTTTGCAAAGTTATAAAACGATGACGTCAACCAACACATGTAGTTCTTTGTAACTGGAGAAATAGCAGAACAAACACTTTCTGGATTTGAGATATTAGGAATCAGATTGGATATAACAGAATCAATAGGCGTCCCAATGTCGCCAACAAAAGCGTCGCCGGTTAGCTCTTTGGTTTGAACACTCCTAAACCCAATCCGGTCAACATAGTAAACATCAATCTCACCAATAGCCTGAACACTGCCACCAAAGACTGTTCCAGAATTGTCAATTACCTGTGTCAAAACCCATTTAGTAGGATCGGCATCAGTGGCCCAACTTTGAATTGTTCTTTCACCGAAAGTATAGAGCCGACCAGTTGTAGTGCTCAACCCTACAACGGTATCGACAAGGCCATAGGTGTTTGAAAAAGGAAACGTTGCTGCGCCGGTGTTTTGCTCTTCCCAGCCGGTTGGATCGTCAATTTCGCTAATGGCGAAACCGCCCTCGTAACCAAGGATGGCGCGTTCTTTGAAGGTTAGACAAGAGGTATAAACCTTTCCGGCAATGTTACCCAGGCCAATGGTAAAATCCCCCGTAAGCTGACTGGTAACCTGCGCACTCCAAGTATCTCCAGCAGCCCATGTTCCACCATGACGGAACTTAGATTTCTGTCCTGCCCCGTAAACCGGAGCCACGCCACCCGAAAAAGCAAAGGTTGCCATAATTAAATGGTTACGACCAAATAGACTGTAAGATTAAGAGTAACCGACTCAGCGCCATTAGTTACAAGAATTGAAAACGAAGCCTGTGACTCATGCGCGCCATTAAACTTTAGTTGAGCCGAAAACGCACAAGGCGATGACCCATTTACCCCAGTTCTTGCCTGCATTGGTTGTCCTATTGCACCGGGCAACGGAGTGATTGTAATAACCGTTGTGCCAGCCCCACCTGTTGTTTGCACCCCAGCAGTAGCGCCAACAGTAAAGATTTGCTCAAACTGAGACTGTGTCACAGCTCGTGTTTGAATTAAGACACCACCATTTAGCTGCCCGGTCTGCGCTACAAATCTAGCCGTGAAAGGCGTTGCACCAGTAGCGGCGCCAGTTGTTCCACCTGCGGTGGCGTTAACAGTCAAATCAATTGCAGTTGTTAGGTCAAACCCTTCTGGAGCATTTACTTGAACCTCATCAACCGTTGCCGCTGTCGCCACAGCCGAGTAACCATGAAATGAAGTAAAGTCATTGATAGCCCTAATAATAGCAGTCACGCAAGCCGCTATCGTTCCCGCTGTCACATTCCCACCGCACAGATTTGTGCTTCCAGTTCCATCAATGTTAATCGGCGCTAGGACTTCAAATGTTCCAGCATTTGTGACCTTGAACTTTGCGATGGCCCTAACACCCGGAGTGGCTGCGTTATCCTTACTAATAAATTTAACCCCAAACAACCCACTCGTTGACGAGCTATCCAAGTCGGCGCCAAAGTAATCTGTTGGGGGTGAATTGATAATCGTCGAACCGTTTTCCGTAGCAAGAGCCTCGTCAGTGTTCGCAATTCCATTCCACTGCACGGCCCGAAACTGCCTCAAAAGGTCATTGGATAAATCCGTTACCGCTACGCGACCCTCCAACACTAGCCCATTCGCCGAATGTTGCACCAAATCCCCATTATAGTAAAGAAACCTATTCCCGTCACTAAACTCTGCAACGCACAACGAAAGACCATTAAAAACGCTTACATAAACCAACTTAGTCATCCGATGATAAGTGGCGTTATAAGTCTCTGAACTGTCGTTTGTCAAGCTCGGGTGTTTCAGCTGCACATAATTGATAACAAAACCCGCCTTGATGCTCGCAGGCAACGCTCCACTCAAGGTAGGCTGCGACTGCGTAACCGTTGCTCCAAACAAAAGTGAACTGCCAAAAACAGTAAAGTTACTATTATCAACAACAAGCCCAAAGAAAACTCCCTGCAAACTAGAAGTTGAATCAGTATAATTAAGGTCAAGCCAACGAATAAAGGGAAGGCGTTTAACTAACTCCCCACCTTGATTAACAAAAACATTATTTGCCGTTGTTAATGTTCCCACTGTGGAGGTTAAAACATCCCTTCGGGTATCCAACCCATACTTAAAACTCGGAATTTCAAATCTTGCCATAGTCTTGTTTAGTCGCTAAACAGCAGCTTAGAAACCAACGTAATAACTCACGTTCACCCGGTTCAACACCGCCGCTCCACCAGCAGCCATGACGACCGTGGTGTTGGTGTTCGCCACGCTGCTCTTGAGCGGCGTCGTCGGCGTGTAAGCCAAATCAATCTGCGTGCCGCCCGCCGCCATCGCATTGCCTACACTCCACGCCGGGGAACCGGGAAGATTCGTCGAAGTATGAATCAGGGTCGCTGTGCCCGCCAACGCCGCCGTAGCGTTGCGAGTCAGGTTGATGTTCGTGATGTAATGGAACATGCCCGCACCCGCCGCCGGCAGTGTGGCCGTGGCCGCCGTGTTCGCCGCTGCAGTCGCCGTGACGTGCAGGGTGGAAGGCAGCGGACGGGCGTAAATCAACGAATCCGCCTTCGAGCCACGCGCCGAGACAGTGATGTTGCCCGACGTGTAAGCCGACACGCGCAAGCGCACGCGACGCAGACCCGTCACGCCCACCGTGTAAGAGCCAGAATGGGTTGTGGCGGTCGTCACCGAGGTCGCGTATTGCTCCGCCGTAGCTGTGGCCGCGAGCAGTTGAAAATTCACGAAGGCCGGCAGCGCGAAATAGTTCGTCCCGTCAATGGTGCCCTCCCATAGATAGGTCAACACCGCCGCTGCTGTCCGCACGTCATACGTCACCGTGGCACAGCCCATCAGGTCCATCACCGTCTCGGCATTGAGCGCGCCCAGCGTGGCCGAGATTGTCCGGGCATCCGTGAAGGTCTGCCCCGTTGTAATGTCCGGAAAACTACTGAGAAGTTCATTGCCGCGCGCGTCATATAAAATCATAAATTATCCTAGAATGTAGTTAAGATTAAAAGGACCACCAATCGACTCTCTTCCCTTAGCTCGAACTCGAACGTTAAATGTTCCAGTTCCGATATCTTCAACAGAAAAATCTGCGTCAGAAGGATCGTTTGTTAAAGTTTGAAGATAGGCACCAACAGTCAAAAGTATCTTACTAGCTACAGTTACAGAAGCGTCGGTAACAGCTATCAAAGCATCCCTAGTGCCGTATGGAACCGTGACTGTTGTTGCTGTTATGCTTGCCGACCCTCCACCGCTTGCATTAAGCGTTGTCCCGCTCATGCTTAAATTTGTTCCAAGAGTAATTTCTTCTACATCGCCCACACCGGCAGCCGACCCCCGACCAAGTAACTTTGAGATAGCCGAGACGTTCTGCATCTTTCCATACGTCACTACATCATTTGCAATAGTAGTTGCTACCGTGCCGACGATTGTCGTTACGTCACCCGTCAACGCTGGCATCCGACCAGCGGGCAAGGTGCCAGAATTCAGCACCGATGCACTGCCCGCCGCTAGAGTTGTTGCATTACTACCGGCGCTAGCAGTAACGTCGCCAGTTAAAGCCGCTCTTTGAATCGCGGTGGCACCCGTAAACTCAAGCGTCGCATTAAGACTAATCTCTTCTGGACTTCCCGACGCCGCGGTATCTCGACCCAACAGCCTATCAGTAGCAATGTTTTGAATCTTAGCAAAGGTAACAGCGGTAGCGTCAATAGTCCAAGTTGCGCCGCCTCCACTGACCGTTATATCCCCTTTATCACCGTCTGAAACTCCACCTCCACCAGCCGCAGCGCTAACAATAGTTGAACCAGTTCTTTTTAGAAACTCGCCATCAACTATAGTTCCAACCTCAAGCAACGTCCCTGTGGCGTCCTTGATTTGAACCTTAACGCGATCGTAGCGGCTAGTAAAGCTCATACCTCGCCGTAGATGTTGAAGGAAAGGTTTGCATTACCAGCATAAACAAACACCGAATCGTAGCTCTCAATGCCCGCGTCGACCGCCAACGTCAAAGAGTCATTCGCCAGAATCGGGGTATCATAAAACCAATACTGCTCATTACTCGCTGCCGCATTAGCTTTAGCGTGGCGGACACGAAAGGTGGTATTCGTGCCGCCACGGTTACAGATTACCAAAAACTTAGCCCGCTGATAGTCCTGCTTATTACCCGAAATAAGCTCGGTATCAGTTGTTGCACTTGGAGCAACTTGAGCTAAGAGTAGGTAACGCATGTTAGAAGCTTAGTTGGAAAAAGGCACGGGCCAAAGAACTTTTATCTTCAGGACCATTGAACCAAGCATTGATGGTGTAGTCAGCCCCAATACCAACATTTTTTGTGAAGCTGTATTGGGCACCAACGCCAACGCCCAACGCCCAAGCGTCGTTATTCCAATTACGAGTGGCTCCACCTTTGCCATATAGAACAAACGATATGTCCTTGAGCGGGCTAAAATCAGCCCGGCCATAGGCTTCAGTCTCATCCACCACGCTGGAACGCCAACCATTCAACTCAAGCGTTATGTTGGCAATGTGAATTGAAACAAAGTCATTCACACCAAGACCAGCATCAAGACCCGCCCCAAGGGTGTTGTCACCGGTAATCTCCGCGCCCTTCAAAGAGGCGAACGGAGCCACCGTGAGCTTACCCAAAAGATCATCTGCTGGAGCTTTTCGAGCCAGCAACATAGCAAGGGCAAAACCAATCGTTCCAATCAATCGAAGCAACCATTTCATTACTGTTTTCCTGTTGTAGTGGATTCTGTGTTTGAACCATCCTCGGATGAATCCAAGTCCGGTGATGGTTTTGTTCGGAGAAATTCGAGAATCTTCACCACTCCCCCCGCCACAAAAATTGCCCCCGTTTGTTTGTAGTCCAAGGGCTGGACTGCCACTCCCAAGGAGTTGGCTCCTGCCAGTCCCATTGCTGCGAGGGCGGCGTTGGCTCCCCCCTGCACTGCTGCATCCCAGAGTTGGTGCAGCCATTCCTTGAAACTCAGCCGAAGATTGCTCATTCATTTTCCTGTTACCTTGTTGTTTTTGGTTAATTAACGGAGTTTGACCAACTCTTGAGGCTGGCCGATGTTTAGCTTACTGCGAAAAAGTCGTCCAGGTTCGGATTCTACAATTACATTGGCTGTGAAGGTTTTTACTTCAATCCATTCGCCACCCGGTATCCGAGTTTCAAGACTAGTTGTTATGGGAACAACCTGCAATGGACCAGCGGGCGCGGGCTTGGGTTGGATGGGTTGCTCATAGACATTGCTCGGGTCGCTCTCGATGCCGTCCGCGTTCACGGCTTTCACCATGAACCAGTTGGTTGAACCGGCCTGCACCGTCACCGTGTAGTTCGTCGCCGTGGTCAGGTAGTTGGTGTGCCAGGTCGCGTCATTGGTGGAATGGTAAAGCCGATACCGGACGTTGGGCGTGGTGGACGGTCCCCATGCGAGTTGCTTGGTGGTTGTGATGGCCGCGACTGGCAGCGGCGGCGTGGCGTATAACCGCAAAGACGCGGAGACGCAGAGCACCAGAATGGTCAGGAGGGTTTTCATCAATACGCCTCAACCTGTTTAACCATGCCCTTGAACCTCACGCTTCCGGGGTCTGACGCCGCTGGGCCGACGTTCTGCACCCAAATCCAGAAAGTGTCATTGGAAGCCCATCCGTAGGGAAAGACGTTTGTGCCGAGGCGGAAGAATTGGTCCGGCGTCATGAGATAGCCGAAGTCGTTGGTGCGCGCTCCCGGTGCCGGGAAGTTCGTCCTGAAGCTCCCGCCAGCTGCAATCGAAGGGAAATCGTTGGTGTAGTTCCAAACTCGTGGCGGTCCTTCCACCTGCATATTGTCGCCGGACAGGTTGGAAATTTTCGTGGTGGCGACGATCTCGTTGTTGAAGATGTATTGCGGTAGCAGCCCTCCAAGCTGGTCGCTAATTCCAGTCGTCGCCTTGATGAAGTTGTTGCGGATGAAATTATTCGAGGCAGTGAAAGGCGCGAACGTGGCAATCAAGATGCCCGTTCCGAGTCCGGGGTCGCGGATGTCGTTGTTTTCCACCACCGAATCCTTGGTCCCGTAGAGATACATGCCGTAGGTCTTCGGCGCGAGGATGGTGTTCCCGCTGACGATGACGTTGGTAGTCCCCTGCAATTTGATGCCAATCGCATTGACGCCAGCCACGTTCGTCAGGTGCCGGATGGTGTTGTTGCGAATCTCGCCCCGCGTGAATCCGTAGCCGAAGATTCCACTGCCCCAAACGCCGTCAATCGTGTTGCCGATGGCAATCAGTCCATCCGACGCACGCCAGTCAATCGCGCCATGTTCATCGGCCACGGTGTAGTTGCTCCCGTGGTAGGTCCAGCCAAGCTGATTGGTGAACGCGCAGTTGATGACCCTCGAATCAACCGCGTTCGTGGTGCCTGCCGTCAGCACCCCGCCGACGTTCATATTGCGGATTGTGGAATTGCGGAGCGTCGCTCCGAAGAATCGTTTTTCCCCCGGGTCGCCCTCGTCGTAGGGTTCCCACGCCCGGAGCGAGTCTTCAAAGACACAGCCATCCGCATCCCACGCACCGGGGATGACGCATGTTCCGTCCCAACTGGTATTCGCTCCACCGGCACGCCGAAAGCCGCCGATGTCGCGGTAGCGGCAATTAATCAGCTTCACCCGTTTGGACATGATGTTGCCATAAGGGTAGCCCGAGTTATTCGCGGCGAAGTCCAGCAGTCCGTGATCCCAAGAGCCGTCAAAGACACAGTTCTCGAAAACGATGTCCTCACACGCGGCCAAGTTCACGATGGCTCCGAGATACGCGCCCGTATTGGTGCCGGTCCCCATTTCTGGCAGTTGCAAGATGTTGTGATTCGTGTAGCCGAGAAAGGTGATGCCGTAGAAGTAAAGCCCCGTGCATTGGAGAAACAAAGCCGAGTCACCCAGCGATCCGCGCCCGTTGATGACGGTCTGTCCCGGCACGCCAATGAAGGACACTTGCGACAGATTACTTTTGAGGATGCCCGTGAACGTCGTAGATCGGTTCAAGTTTGACTGCAACAGCGAGGGCGTTCCCGGCGTGTAATTGCCCTTGCCGAAATAGTAGGCGTTGGAAGATTGGAAGTTGTAAGTGGCAAGGTTTGCGCCCGGCGAGATGGTTACAACATTCGGCGCGCCACCTCCACCACCACCAGTTGCAGCAAACCCGCTAACACAGGCCAACAAAAGAAGAATAAAAATATTAAGCATAAATCGCACGCACGCTTTTGTCAGCCGTTGCATCAAGGGTTGTAGTGGCAATATCGGGCGAGGCAGAGAAAACCACCGTGCAGCCATCAGCCGTTAAGGTGGAAGTTCCACTCTGATACTGCTCAACTGGACTATACCCACCAACACCAAAGAAATACGATTTCAGGTTGCCGCTTAGAACTGTCTCCAACCTATTTTGGGCTGAATTCTTGGCCGCTGGGGAGTTTCGAGCAGAGATATAGGGGTAGGAGTCATTGCCGTTGTTCAAAACATCCAAACGATAAAGGCGCTTTGGTCCTACTACGTCAGCCCAAACAGCTAAGGATGCGACATTGGTTGTGAGGTCACCTGCAACGGCCAAACCAGAGAAGTTAGAAACCGCAAAATCAGAGGAAAACAAACAGGTTGCGGTTACACCAAGCCCAGCGCCGGGAGCGGTGTAGAGAAGCTTAGTTGTTGAAACGGCAATGGTTAGTTCGCTCAACTGAATTCCCGGCTCGAAGAACCAATCAAACCACTCTCCCGTGGGGACAGTCAAAACACCATTCGGCACGGGCACGTCGTTGGCCAGCACAACAGGGCTTTGATGGAGTTGCAAATAAAGCTCCGCCCCACTATCGTTTCGTCCAAAAAGTTTATCGACCTTAACTGGTCCAAATGCTACCCATTTGGTAAGGTCAGCGGCTGCTAGTGAAATGTTCATAGTTATCGAACTGCAATGAGTTTTACATTTTTACGGTCAAAGGTATCAGAACGACCAAGCACAAGCCGGTCGTCGTTGACGGAATAGGAGGCGCGGAGTTTAACAAGGTGTTGGTTGGCCTTTTGCAACATAGCTTCGGCGTTGTTTTGTTGGCGTTGGAAAAGATACTCATATGCAACCATATAAACAAGCAAGAGGTCATCGAGGTCACTAAGGTCAGCGTCGGCACTAAATGTCCTCACTGCTCGTTGGCCCGTGAAGCGAACTGTTTGTGAGGTGGCAGGGGTTGGCCAAAACTCAGCCTCATTAGGGTTACTGGAATCACCAATATTAGTATCAAGCGACCAGCGTTGAACTGGGTCCTGTGTCACACCCTCGTGAATGGCATTGTATTGGGTGGAACCAATACCATAATCCAAAACACGATAATGGGTGCCAAACAAAACCTCAGCCAACACTGGCCGCTCAAAGTTAATCGTAGCCGAGATGCCACGAATGTTAGAGGTGGGGAGGGCAACATACCTAGTAGAAACAGCAAGGTCCCAACGGTCCTGCAAGAACGGCCAATCGTAGGCGTTGGCGAGGTCTTGCTGTTTATTAGCCAGTGCATAGTTGTATTCGGTGTCAAGAACTGTGTTGGTCTCTTGCGCATCCCGCAACTCTGCTTTGAGTTTGGCTCGAACCGTTGATAATACTACCCCGCGTGACATAGGTTATTCTCCGCTATCGCCGACAGTAAAGAGGCGATCACTTGTGGTTTTGATTTTTAATCCCGCCTCAACCGCTTCGGGGAAATCGTCGGGAATTTGAGGAATCGCACCGGGGAAGGCTTTATCCGTTCTACCTGCGCCATATTTGGCACGGAGACGGTTGACCTCTTGAGTGGGAGTAAATTTACGACGAGTTTGTAAGGCGAGCAACCGGGCAAGACGTTCTTTAACAGAAGTAAGACGATCGCGAAGATAGGTGGCCCGACGTTCTTTAACATCAAAGGCGGCTTCGCTGGTGTCAAGGTCTGTGATTTGCTTCTCCAACCGTTCAACATCAGCTTCAAGGATGTCGATTTGGGGTTGTTCGGCATTATCGTCCAGCACAACAATTTGCTCAATCGGGCTGCCACCAGCGTTGGCGTGATGGTCTGACACAAGAAGGATAGCCTCGGCCGGAGACACGTGTTTGATCTCCACATTCGAGCCAACCTTATCCATTTTCAATCTAACGTTTGCGAGTTTCATATTTGAGGTTTTTGGTTAATTGCCCCGTTATTTTGAGACCGACGGGGCCAGCGGCTTACTTTCTAATTCTGTTTAGCGACTAAACAGGACTTACGGGCGGAAGCCATTCAGCAGTATCTTTGTGAGAACCGTGCTGTTGGTGACAGTGTCGGCTGTTCCAGTAATGGTTGTGACATTGTTAGTGATACTAACAAGCCGAAGGGCCGCAGCTCCGGGCCAACGCCACAAAGGAGCATTGGTTGAGAGGTGACCTTTCGGACGATTCACACCGGCCGAAGTCGGAATCACGACCCACCAATCATCGGCTGTGTAGTTGTTCGGCGTAACTCCATCCCAAATGGGACGGAATTGGAGACCAACAGCTCCGTTGGTTACCCAAGGATTGACATACTCAATAAACACATTCGCTCCAGAAATGATCGTAGAGTTAGTAAGTTGAGCATTAGCTACGTCAGTTGGGACATAAGTGTAAATAGGCAACCCATTACGATCAGGATACAAAACAACGTCCTTAAAAAGGACAGGAGTTGTATATTGATTCGTGGTTCCCACTGCATTAGTCACAGCCGACAAACCGGGATGGACATAAGCACCGCTAAGATTGGTGTAAGCAATATTAGTCGGATTAAGAATCATCCCCGCGTTGGTTGTGACGTTCGCCAAGTTGGTCAAGCTTCGCAGACCCGCTGGCGTGTTGGTTCCCACATTCAATGAACGAACATTGAGAAAGTTCTGGGAAACGAAATCTTGTGCGCTTGCACCAAATGCAAACGCGCACAAGCCAATAGAGAGAAGGAGTTTTTTCATTATAGTTGGTCCTTTGTTATCAGTCAATCGCGTAAACGCCGTGGGCATTGAGTTGATCCACAACAAGCGCGCCCGTATAGGTCATACTCTTGAGCATGACCATATAATTGTATGGACGAGCAGGCTTGAGAGTCTTGTTCTCTTCACCTTCCATCGGGCGAAGTTTAACACGACGGGAGTCAAACACGTAGCAGTATTTGTCGCGGCCAAGAATGTCGAGAGTGGGGTCATACTCAAATGTGCCGATACCCGCAACAGAGATGGTGGAGAGACCAATGTCGTTGGTCTTGTTAGCAAAACCCTGCTGGGTGTAGATACCTTTCTTTTCGACCTCAATCATGAGCGCGTCCCAAAAGGCAGAACCGCAAAGGGCTTTGTTGGGCTTTCCACCGTAGCGCTGAAGTTGTTTGACCTCATTACGGAAGAACTTGCTAATGTCTTGGTTTTCTGCGCTGGGAACCAGATTAAGGTTCACGCGCTGACGCCACCAAGGATAGGTTGCCTGAGCAAGGCCACCGACGGTGTTAGCATTATTCGAGTCGCCAAGAAGGGCTTGGATACCCGGAATCTGCTTACTATCCTGTGTGCCGTCACGCCAGAGCATTTCGTTCATGGCGCGAGCATAGCTATCGGCGAAGTCAGCAAGGCGGTTCTTCAAAATGGCTGTGAGACGGGTCAGCTGGACACCACTGTTGTCCTTAACCGACTGTTCGCCATCCGTCACATTGATGCCGTCCTGCTTAAGTTCGGTCTGTGTGATAACAAACCCGCAATGAACCTCCTTCCATGCATACTGCGGACGAAGGATGTTCGCGCTTTGAGTGAAGGTCAGAGCATCGTCTCGGGTATAGCCCGCGAAGAAGCCTGCCGTGTCAGACATAACTGCACCCTGAACAGGGAGAGTTACGTATTGATTACCACCCGGAAATGTTTCCTTACCCGCGTTGAGGAATTTCAACAGCGGGCGGTCCTGAATGGTTTGCTGCAAGGCTGGACCCCGAACATGAAAGTCGAGGGCCGCGCTTGCGATGTCTGCTGCTATTGCCAATGATCCAATCGTTGCCATATTTTGTTATTGTTAAACCACCAAACCATGCTGTTGTGCAGCACGCTTGATGGCGTCGTCGAGTGTTTTTGGTTCACCTTTCGGGGAACCGTTCGTTTGTGAAGTGCGTAGAACTGTTTGTCCAGCCGCCTTGGGTTTGGTAGTAAAGCCACCAACCGTCTCAAGAACGCTCTCGAAGGTTTTTTCAGCAAAGGCAATCAAAGACTTCTCATCTTTGATATCTGCACGGGGCAGTTCAACTGTGAGCTTGTTGATAAACAGTTCATACATACCATCCTTCGCATTAGGCGCAACCTTTGGCTTGAAATCAGGAACCTTGCTACCCTTCGACTCTGCCCAGCTCACGAGGGAGTTGGTCATTTCGGTTTGGTATTTGTTTGCAAGTTCCTGTTGCCTTTGCTGTGCGGTTTGCTTAGAACGTTCTGCGGTGAATTTCTGCTGATTCTCTGCTGCTGCGATACGTTTCGCATATTGCAAAGAAATCTCACCATTCTCAACCGCCGCCATCAGGTCAGGGGAGAGTTTATCACCCTTGAAAGATTGGAGTTGGTCGAGCTGGGGTTGCAGAACCTCAAGAGCTTTTGCGGGGTCGTTTTTGACCAATGCAGCAACCTCAAGCCAATAATTAAAATCATCCGGCGCGATGTTGTTTTTCTGGCAGTAGTCAAAAATACTCCGCTGGGCTTCCGCGAGAGGCTTGAACTCATTTATCTGTTTCTCGTAGTTGGTCTTTGCTTCATTAACTTCCTTGAAGCGTTCGTAAGGGATGGGACCTTTCTCTTCTTCTTTTGGTGGTTGGTCTACTGATTGTTCTTTTTCATCAGTAGGTTTTTCTGTCTCTGTCTCCGGCTGCTTGGTTTCCCCATCCTCCGACGCTGAGGATTCTTTGAAAGCGTCTTGAACGACTTGCTCCAAAGTCTTTTCCGTCTCTTGGGTGGCAGTTGCATTGGTGGACGAATCCGTTGCGTTTGTATTAGCGTCCTGTTGTTCGGCTCCCACGCTGGCCGTTGCGGATTCAGTTGACGGGGCTGAATCGGTATTAACGTCTGTGATGTCGGTTGACATAAATTAAGCTGTCGCCATTGGGCCACCTGCTGGAGTTGGCGCGGAGGGAGGTTGAGCTGGTCCTGAGTCAGCTTGCGCGACAGGGGGTTGACCAGAAGGCGACATTAAAGAGGGGTCAGGGGTAAGAGGGAAGAGGCGGGAAACGTCGATGTTGTCATCCAAGCGTTTTGCGCTTTCCTCTACAATAAATGCTGGGTTAACACCAGAGGCTTGCAACAAAGGAGCGAGTTGAGACCAGTTTTGGAGGTCCAATGCCTTGTTGGGTCGACCACTAGAAGCTGCTTCAATCTGTAATAGGATTTCGTTAAGAAGGTCCGCCTTCATGTCGGGCGTGACCGGCCAAGCCGCACCGGGGCCAGCTATCCTCATCACAGTTTCAGGCAAGAATTCCTGCAAAATCATTTCACCTGCCATCCGAGCAAGTTGAGAAAGGAAGCCATCAAGG